CCCTAAGGCGCTTTTTACGCCTGTCTTATCAGTTTTGGCCTTAGGCAGTTTATACTCTGACTGACCGTTGTCTTTCTTTTGTTGTTTGGCAACTTTACTTAAATCTTTTAAGAAACTCTTGTTAAAATCATCGCCAAAGAAATCTTTGTGCTTGACATTAGTGCCTTCTTTGTACTGACTGTCGGTTAACAAACCGTCAGTGTTTAATATTTCTGTTTCGCCTTGTTCTGTTTCACTAGATTCGTTGCTGCCTCTTACTCTGAAACAGGTTTCATCTAAGCCCATGCCCTTGATATCACTGCTGATCTCAGGACCCGTAATAGGATATTCGCAAGCAACTTCAAAAACATGAACTTCGCAGTTTTTCATAGTTGGAAAATCCATAGGCAGTGCTTGGATTGGTGTTGTGCTGATTTTTTCCATTTTCATAACTTTACATCTTTCTAGAGATGTTTTTAAGTTTGACTGGAAATCTTCGGGCAAATCGCCGGCAACTTTAATTTTAAAGCTGTATGACTTTTTGCCTTCTGCAAGATATTCTTTGAAAGTTTTCATAGTAGTATTTATGCTTTTCCGCCTAATTTTTTAATGAGCTCGTTGCGGTCGGTAATAACATAACCTTGCCCATTAATTACATCATTTGGATCTTCGTTGTTGTCTTTGTCAATTTTGTATTTCTTAAGCTGTAGATCTACAGCCTTTAGTTTTTTGTCAATTTTAGCTGCTTTAGCATCTATTGCGTTTTTTAGCATGCCACCAGCTACTTCGAATATACGACCGCTGTAGCGTACTTCAACATTCATGCCCAAATCCATTAGGTCATCGTAGGCTTCTTCTGCTTTTCTGGCCAAATTATCTAGCTCGCTGTCGTCTAATTCTTCGAGTTCTTTAATTTGTGGTAATCCGCGGGTAATCTCAGCAACTGCTTTATAACTGTCGTCTAGACTGCGTACTTCAGTATGGTCAACTTTTACTTCTGGAACAGCTTCTTCCTTTGCAGGCTTTGATTCTTCCAAATTAAATAGTTCTTCTAATTTTTTAGTCATACTATACTTATTTCCGTTTGGAGCCTTGGTGAAAAATATCACCTTCGTTTACGATCCTAAATCTAATACCTTGCTGTTTGCACCATGCTTGTGCAGCTTCCCATTTAGCCATATTCTTAACATATTGTTGTTGATTGTATTGACTCTTGCCTACATTTTCTAAACGTGTTTGACTTAGAGGTTTTACTTCTATAACTTCTGCGTGTTTCTTACCGTTCTTGTCTACGTACACAATAAAAAAATCAGGAACATATATTGTATATTTTCCTGTTAGGGGATCTCTATAGGGAATCTGTATGCTTTCACTAGCCCAGCTTTGTACACCTTGGTGTTCGTCTAGCATCCGCATAAAAACAAATTCCCAACTGCTACGAGCCAGTGGTTGTTTTTTGCCTACATACTTATCAACGTTTTTAATTTCAAAACGTCCTTGTGCAAATTTAGCCATTATGCAAAGATGTTTCTAGTTTGATTTAATTTTTCAAGAATATCAGTTCGATAGCCTAACGAGCTAGTGGCTGATCTATTGTTGTTTAATATTTCAGCAACAATAGCACTAATTTGAATTCCGTTAAAAGTTTTTAACGTATCAATAATTTTAAAAACTGGAACCCCGTCAACTTTGGCCTGTTTCAATAGTACTTGTGCAGTTAGTGTGGCGGCATCATCGTCGAATCCTCTGCTCTTAAAAAATGCAATCGAGGCAGACACTTCATTTGATGAAAATTCTAAAGGCTGCTGACCGTACTGATCGAAAAATAATTTAGTGCCTGCTGCACTGTCTTGTCTTGATGATATTGGTAAACTAGGCATTATAAAAATTGTCCAAGGTCTTGGGGTGGTGGTACTATCGATCGTTGTGTAGCTGGAGTATTGTCAATATTTCCAGAATTTTTAGGCAGTACCAGTCCCACTATTCCGCCAACACTACCTACAATACCTCTAATTGCTGACGGGCTACTTAAAACATTGATTGCTTCATTTCTTAAACTTGCTCCAGATAGCTTTCCGATATTTTTTGCAGTATTAACAGCAGTAATAGCTGTGCCAAGGAAACCACCCACACTGCCAAATGCTGAGCCGCCTGCTACATCTCCAAAGATTGATTCTAGGCCGTCGAGTACTCCGCCTTCACCTAATAGATTTCCTACGCCGCCACCTGCTACGGTCAATGGGCTAGGTACATTATCATAATAAAGATTGGCAAAGCCTTTTGGCGTGTCTCTAGCAACATTTCCGGAACTGTAAATAACTGATTCGTATTCAATGTTCATAGACATTTCGTTAAACTCGTTAGCCGAATAGCCTGCATCGCCGTGCTGCCAACTTGTTATTTTAGGGTTAACTAATGTATAACCTAAAAATCTTCTACGACTCATAGTGTATATGGTAATAGATTTAAAAAAGTCTACAGTTTTACCTTGTCTATCTAAACTGTATCTAAAACCATCAAACGATGTTCCTGCTGCTTGTAGATTAGTTTTTGAAAATGCAGCTTCAGGATTATGTCGATCTTGTACATATGCCCCCATGTACAATGCCCACAATGCATTAATTACTCCAGCAGTATCATCATGAAATTTCATACTGATGCCTTCATAACTGAAGTTTTTGTAAACTATATGTTTTCTATTATATTGATTTTTAGTGACTGTTTCAAATTTATATTTGGGAAGGTCGGTACTTTTAATCAAGTAGCCAATTTCGTCAGCATGAGTATTTGTAAACGTTGAAGATGTTAGCACACTTTTGTTAATTTCAAACCTTACATAGAACATAAACTTGCTGCGAGGCATTAGTCTATATCCGTTTTCTACAAACAATCTACTAGCATGACGCCAGCTGGCTAGGCCACCTTTAGGTGTTAGTAGGCCGTCTCCGACACCACCAAGAAATCTTGTGAATACATTTGACATATAATTATTTAGTCGTAAAAAAACCTGGAGTTTAATCCAGGTTTTTTAGATATTAAAACTTATTAGCCGCGGCCAGTTACTGTTTCACCAATAGTTCTACCAACAAGTGCGCCAATGCCACGCTCAGGGCCTGTGCCGTTAGCACCTGCAAACTGAACAGCATTATCGCATTTAATAGTCAATGCTACAGTCATTGGTTCGTTAGTACCATAATTTGCTTCACCGTAGTTTACTTCAGAAACAAAACAACCATAGATTTCCCATTTTTCAAGAATGTTTGGCTCAAGTGTTCCGTTGCCGCCGTCTAGCATTTCGATGTTCATTTGGAATTTGTAATCAATACCAGAACGTGCAGAAGCCTGTTCCATGAAATCGTATTGTTTCTGGATTTGTTGCCCAACAATCTTTTGTACTTGGCCGTTAGCATCATCACGCAGATTCAATGTAAAATCGCCCCACGATGGTTTACCTGCTAGTTTTACTTTTGAGTTATAAATCTCAACAGTCATTTCTTCAAAAGTTACAGTTGGTCTTGTAACATCGGAAACCTGTTTTGTCAGTTCTGTACTAGCTTCAACACCAAAACCTAGTAATAGCACTCTAAAGCGATATTTTAGTTTTGGCATCAGCAGCGCAGTGCCGCTGTTGCCGTTTGAAGTAGGAACCGAAATTCTATTTAAGGAAGTTAGTGCCATTTTTAAATCTCTCCTGTATTCTTAATACGCAATGGAATGTAAATAAATTCTACCGCTTTTACTGGCTCAATAGCAATATCTACCCATAGCTCGTTGCGATCGACTCTTGCATTTGTGTTATTAGACTCATCGCAAACTACTGCGAAGTCGTATAGAGCACGTAAACCTACCAACTCAATCAATAGACTCTCGACAGCGCCTTTGATCTCATCTCGTGTAATCTTGTCATTTGGTTCAAAGATATACGGACGAGCAAGTTTAGTCAACTGGCTGCGTAAGTATACTGTTAGACGTGCTACGTTAATACGATCTAATGCTGATGCATTTCTTGCACGAGTTTTCTGCCCGTATGCAACGTGTCCGACTCCAACAAAGAACGGAATTGGATTAACTTTTAAATCATATAATGTATCGCGTTGACCTTCATTTAATGCCACTGACTGGAATTCACCAGTGTCAGCATCAATATAACCAACTGATGTTGCGTTAGTAATACCGCCACGACGTGTTCCTGCCGGAGCAAACCATGGGTAGCTAACTTGATCGCTTAGAGCTAGTGTGCGTAGCATCATGTGTGTCGCTGGAACAACTGCGTTCGCACCACCTAAGTCTGTGGTAAATCCGTTTGGATACCAAACTGCTGAGTATTCGTCGTAGCTAACAATACCTGTATCACCGTTATCTAGTGCGCCATTTGCATTAGTACCCCAAGCTGTTAGGCTTGTTGCATCTGACGGTAAACGTAAAGGTGTATCACCTAGTACAAATGCTGTCATACCGCGATCTAGGTTTAGATTAATCAAGTTGCTAAATGTTTCTGGATATCCAGGGCAAGCAATTAGATTAAAGTTTCTGCGCTCTTCGTCGCGGATTTCTGAACTTGTGTCAATAACGCTCTTTAATTTTTGTACAACTAGAGCACGTTGAGCTTTACGTCCAAAACTGCCTGAACCGTCTTCGTTGTTTGGAGAAGCTGTAATCCAACGATCAGTTGCATAAGCACTTTGTCCGTCACCAATTACTGGACTGTTGCCGGCATCATTATAAAATGCTTCGTAACGGACGTTCTTAGCTGCTGTATCAATGTAGCTGTTAGCATAACGTTTAACGTTGCCACCACTTCTACGTAGGTTCCATAACAACATACCTTTTGGATATAATGCTGGATCTGGACAATCAAAGTCTACATAATTGCTGGCTAACAAATCTTTAATTGTTGCTGCTGTATTGCCGGTAGAGCCTGCTGATCCATAACGAGCGTCAGCAAACAAAATACCGTCTTCTGTAGTTTGATCTGTTTTGTCAACTAGTACCCATTCTAAGTTCAATCCATCGTAGCGATAGATAGTTGGGAAGTTTTCTAAGTCAGCAGTACTAATCCAAAGATCACCGTTCTTTAATGGTGTGCTATCACTTTGCAGTGTTGGCTCGCTGGCTGCAACGATAGGTCCGTTAGGATCTGTCTTGTCAGCAGCAAGTGCTGCATAATAAGGGCTTGTTACAGTTCTATAGCCAACCCAAATAGTACCGTTATGTACCATGACATCAACTTGATCAAATGCTGGATTGTACCATAACTGACCATCCTGTGGTTCTGCTAGCGGAGCTGATGCTGTAGCATTGAAGTCATCAGCAGCCAATGGAATCCAATTGGTTGCAATATAAGTTTCTGTTGCTCCTGCGCCCACTGCATATAGATTTTGTGTTCCGTTGCTAGTATCGATGTTGTATGCTGTAAACAATTTGCTTAACGGAACTAGTAAACCGTCAGTTAGACGCATATCACCGCCTTGCTTGTGATAAATTTGTACTTCGTTATCAGCAGTGATAGAAGCTTCAACATAGACTAATCCAGCAGCATTAATTGCTGTTGCTAGTGTTTCAGAGTCAGCTGCTGTTCCTGCTGCGGTAAACGAAATAGTTGTACCAGCACTAAGTGTTAAACTAGCGGATGCGGATTCTTTAATTGTAAATGTGTTAACGCCAACACTAAGTGTTCCAGAACCAATAATGCCAGATGTAATTACTGTATTGCCAGTTGTTGCTCTCTTCCATAGTCTAAAAGATGTAGTTTCTGGTGTAGTGTCAATTGAGGAATTTTCAGTACTATTGCTTTGTACAAATAGACTATTTGAAGCAATACCTGCACCTCCGCCGCTACGATCTAAATAATATAAAGCAGCGGTTGTATTAGCATAGATAGGAGCTGAATATTCAACCCATGTCTTTGTTGCAGAATTCCAACGCTTAACGATCCAACGAGCACCATAGTTGGGCTCAGTTGTCTTAATCCATACAGAACCTG